GTATATTGCTTATCTAGATTGTTCATAATATTCTTTAATTGTTTTGTATTCCTTATCAAAGGAATATAATTTTAAAGTTCTTTCGTCATCATATTGTAATATACAATAATGTTTGTTGAATTCTTTAACCGTAAAGTTAATAGATATTACTATAATATTCATAACTTTCTATTGTTTTTCTATTTCTTCCCACTCTCTAATTCTACCTAAAACTATGCGTCTTGAATATAGTTGGTTTGTCTTAGGATCGATTGCAAACTCAAATCGAGTATATGTATTGATTAAATTTTCATCATCATATACCAACACATCATTACGAAATGATTCTGTAAGTTGATAGTCATTGATGTTCTCTTTTGTTAGTGTTATTAGTTCTTTATCCATTGATTATCTCTTTTAGACGTTTAATTTCAGCGATTACATCATCACCTAATTCAATTTTAGACATCATTGATAAGTCTATTACTTGATTCATTAGCACTTCAATTAGTGCGTCTTTTGCTTCTTCTTTACTCATAACTTTCTATTGTTTTGGTTTTAGTTCATTTTCAATAATCCTCACCATATCATCAAACGTAACACCATTTTCATCAGCCCTACTTTGAATGTATTTTTCAGAAAGGTGGATGTAATTAGCCTTAGGTGTTCTATCAATTTCTTGAGATACCTTTAACAATTTAGTCAATAATTCTTGTTGTTCTTTATTCATAACTTTCAATTGTTTTTAAAACCATTTTTTTAATTTCCTCAATGTCCTTATCTGTAGCATTGATTGCATTGTAACATTCAAATTCTACCCTATTAACGCTATTATCCATAGGACATAATACATGGTAATCTGATAACTGTTTCCCTAATTGTTTAAACGTTTCAAGATACTTGTCTCTGTTTTCCTCTGCATAAGGAAATCTAACAATAAAAATTGGTTTGCTCATTTTTCTATTTCAATAGATTTGATTTGTTGGGTAAAAACGTCTATTACAATATCTAAAGAACCTACTACTTCAGTATCATCCTTAACATCCCATACAGTAATGTAAAACCTAAAACCACCATCGGTTCTTCCAGCATATTGTGCTTTACCTTTTTGTAAAGTTTTCCATACCTTTTTAACTATCTCTTCTTTATCTAGATAAGAAGTAACCCATTTGTCTTCACTTTTTTGGATAACTACTTCGGTTAAAGAATCGTTCAAGTACTTTTCAATATGACCTTTCATAATTTCAATGGCTGTGGCTTCAGCATCGTAATGTGTTGGTACTTGAACATATTGAGTAAAACCCAACACTGGAATTAAAAACAGTAGTGTAATTATTATTTTTTTCATTTATAACTTATTTATTAAATATAATGAATTATTTTTGGAATACCAAGCCTTGTTTTATTTCATTATAAGCTGTTCTAACCAACTCATGTTTACATTTGAATTGATTTTTTTTATTCAATTCTTCTACTTTTTCATGTAGTTCATTAAAAAATCCTTTAACATAGGCTTTGTAATATAATTCTTCAACAAGTTCCTCATTAGTCATGGACATAAATATATATTGCTTTATTTTATTTAAAACGTTCATGAGCTCTTGGTGTAGTTTTCCAAGGTCTGGAATCAAGGTACTGGATTAGACCTTCTCCTTTAGGTTCTAAACACTTTTCATTAGTGTTATGATAATAAAGAGGACCGTGGTATGGAACATGTTGGTAAGTACCATCGTCTTGTTTAGTGTAAATGTATCTATCACCATTGTATGATCTGAAATCCCGTTCTGAAATTCTATGCATTTTATCATTGAGTTTAATATAAACCGCTTGGGCTGTATTAAAATCATACCTTAGTTTTTCAAGTTGTCCTCTTTTTTCTCCCATAATTATTCAGGTAATAGTCCGTTGTTTTCAATAGCCATCCATACTCTTTCTTTCCATACTTCAAGCTTAACACCTTCGATTCGGTCAGTGTCTTTATAACCCAAAATAGTATAATCAGCTAACTTCCAAACCAATTCCATCAGTTTAGTATCTGCCAGTTCCATATCATTGGTTTTAAGAATGGATAGGCACTTTTCCCACATTGGGGTTATAACATTTGTTTTTTTCATTGTATTAGATATTGGACGTTTTGATTTTAGTTACAGCAACATACTCTTTTAAAAGATCTTCAAACATTATAGGATTGTATTTTTTCAAAATACACAAACGTTCAAACACTTCTTTTGGAGTTTTAGTTCCTTGTTTAATACCTAAAATACCACCTTTTACTTGCTTAATTATTTTTTCTTCAAACATAACTTTATTACTTAGATTGTGATGTAAATTCTACTAAAAATTCTATTTCATCTGCACTCAAATCATCACCTAACTGGTCTAACTGATCTACTAGTTCAGAACTTGCTTTACCATATACGTCAATTTCTCTGTTAACTAGCTCTTGAACTTCTAAAAACCTAAATACTTTTTCTTTATTTACCATAACCTTTATTTTTTATTATTATAACGTGAATGTACGAACCCTCTCTCAGGAATCCAAATTTCTTTTTTCTTTTTTTCTATCGTAAACTTTTTTACTTGCTTTAACACGAGTAATCATATTACGTCTAATGATTTGTTTTACTTGACCTTTACTTAAACCATTAAATTTATCTTGCTCTTTCATTATGGTATAAATATATGAAAGGGATCTGACAAAGCCAAATCCCTTTTTCATTTAGAATGATTCTAAATAATTGGGTTATTCACCGTATTTTTCTTTTTTTCTTCTACTTATTTCCTGATTAAGAGCTTCTTCTCCTTTAGCTTTCCAACTTAAGTAATCTTTATATTTTTCAGGAAAACTAGATACCCACTCATTAGCATCATCATAAGCTTTTTTAATTATATGAGCTGATGGATTTCGTCTAGTAATACGAATATCGAATTGTCCATCCCACCATCCTATCATAGGTTCTCCAGCAACATGGAATCTAAATTGATCTGGCCAAGTTACGACACTAATTTCTGCTCCAGTTTTAGCTTCTAAATCTTGGGCCATTTTTTTAAAATCATTAAATATTTCAAGTCTTGTAGGAAGTTTTTCATCTTCGTTTAAACGAGACTGAGTAGTGATTTTATTTTCAACTAACCATTTACCAGGGTTGAAGTTATCTGCTTTTCTCATTTTATTTATTTTATAATACCTGCTTTATACTTCATTTGACGAACAAATGTTTCATCTAATTCGTCATTATCCATAGCTGCTTTAAAACTATCAAATTTATTTCCTACTGATCTTTCTTCCATAGCATCATTTAGGTGGTTTTTAAGGATTCTTAATACTTCATCATATGATTTGTATTTTAACATATCTGATATCCAATTAGCTAACATATCATCTTTACCTTCTGTTATTTCATCTTCTTTAGATTCCATTGTTTGGTTTGAAATAACATCAAAACCTAAGGCCTTAGCTGACTCTAAAGCATTTTGGTTTTTTCCACCTACACTAAATGGATAATCTTCCATAAAATGTTCTTCTTCTGAGGGATCAAATCCAAATTTATAGTCATATATTGTAAACGGACTCATACGATCGTTTGGATAAATATGAAACTCATTAGTTACTTTTCCATCAGGTGATTCACCCAATGTTTTTACTTTAATTTTTCCTTCATCCTCTAACATATCAATTCTATTTTTTATAGAATAATATGAATCTTTGATTGTTCCTACTCTAGATGTACCTCTCATTTTGTTTAATTATATGTTATAAATATTAAAAAGAATATTTTGATTTAAAAGTATCAATAAAACTTTCACCCACAGCCACTTCTAAAATAATAGCTGTATCAGGCACCCCTGGTAGAGTAGGTGCGGTTAATATGAAATCAATGTTTTCATTGTTCCAAACCTTAATTTTGTACTTGGCATTAGAACGTTCAGAACTTTTAAACACCATTACTACAGGTTGTTTACTATATGCTTTACCTTTTTCAGGCTTTACTTTATCAAACTTATGACCTTTAGGGAAGGTTTTTTCTACCTTATAAGGACCGTTTGGGTTTTTATTTACATCATGGAACCAAGTAGTTTTAGTACCTTCTTTTTGGTACTGTTCGTTAGCGTACTGGAAGAAATTTCTTTCAAATTTTTCTAATACCACTACTGGTGTTTCTGTTGGTCTACCTCTGCGTTCTGTTTTTTCCATAACTCTTATTTTTATTATTATAATATAAATATAACATCAGAATCTTGTGTAGCCAAACCTTTCTTTTAAATTACCTATACATTACAATAAAATCACCAAAGTACTCATCCATTACTTGTAGTAAGTTCTCGTAATCACCACTAGTCATTTCACTTTGTACTTTTTTCCAGTCAATACCTGTTTTATGACATAAGTCTTTAGCAATACCTAACAATACATAAGCATTACCGTCTGGACCCTCTAAATCGATTTCAATTTTGGATTTTTTAGGACGTTTATTTGTTATCATTATTTTATTTTTAATTCAACTTCTTTAACATGTTTGCAACGGCGGTCTTTAGCTCTCCAAAAACCACTACAATTACAAGTTATTTTATCACCTTGTTTTCTAACAACATAAAAATGACCTGGTTCACTAGAGGACTCAAATCTCCATGTTTCTTTTTCTGTTGCTTGTTTTGTTTTAGTAACTGGCCTAACCCACTCAATATCTTTTAAAGTAGTTTTAGGGTGAACTTCTTGCCAAGTAGGTACAATATATGTTTTTCCATCAGAATCAGTAAATAAGGTAGGTGCTAAATAAGGATGTTTATAAATATACTTGTGTACTTTGATGGCAACCATAGGACCATAAGCAGATGGGTTTTTTACTCCATATGTTGTGGTGGGATTATAAAATAATCTTTTCCTAATGTTTCCTTTACCTGTTTTGTGTGAAAATTCTAGTATAGCCATAACCTTTATTATGACGTAAATATAAGAATAAGATTTTAGGAAGCCAAATTTTTTATAAACTTTCTTACTCTTTCTTCTTCCTCTACCATAAGTTGACAGTCAATAGTTAGGGCAGTACATAATGATTCTAACGTACCCCAGTCTTTTAAAGCTATTTCAACTAGTACATCATCTGGTATACTAAGGAAAAACCTAAAAGAATCTCCCAAATTATTCTTCGTATTCAAGGTCTTTTACCCACTTAGGTTGCTTTTTAGGTTTAGGTTGATTCTTTTTCAAATCATTTAACCAAATCTTTAAGGTCTCAATTCTTTGTTTGTTACTTGTTTTTGACATAAAACTTTAATTAATTTTGTCCGACTGATAATTTTTTATAGTTAGTTGCGTTTTTTGATTTACTTGTTTTAGTTTTAGCGTGAATGCCTTTTCTTTTTCTTTTAGGTTTAGCTTTGTACAATGACGAAGCACTTGTTAATGATGATTTTTTCTTTGTGGCCATGATGATGATACATACATGGATCTGTCATTAAAGTCTTTCCCATTTGTTTTTATAATCTTTATTGTTAGCTACGTATACAGCATAATCGTTTCTTATAGGCTTACCAGAGTTATAGGCACCAGCAGCCAATGTCCAATCATGGTATTTGTTATGCCAGTACTTAATCATCTTCATACTCAGTTTAACATTTAAGTCAATATTGTATTGAAGCTGTTTTCTAGAAACAGGACCGTTGTTAAAATAACCAGCATACTTAGGTATAATTTGCATAGGACCTACTGCACCCATTCCTGATGATTGGAATGGGTTGTAGTTGAAATCGAAAGGTCCTTCGTATCCGGTTTCCCTATAAGCTATGTTATAAGCTATGTACTTGGGAACATCAAAACTATCACTCCAATGTTCGATTGACTCGTACATTCTTAAGGAAATAGTACCTGTGGCTTTTTCTAACCGGCCTTCAAAATAGTCTAAGCGTCTATTTATGTTATAATACATTGCACCTATAATTCCTAGAATCAGTATAAGGTACCAGTTTTTTAATTTTGAGAAAAAGCTCATTTACTCTAAATATAAGAAAAAATTTTTAAAAAACCAAGTTAACTTTTGAAAGAAGTTCATTAGAAACATGAGTATAAATTTCAGTTGTCTTTGAATTTGAATGTCCTGCTATTTTTTGGATAATCCTTAAATCTGTTCCATTTTCTAATAGTCCCGTAAAAGACGAATGTCTTAAAGTATGGATTGAGGTTTTATCATCAATATATTTTTTATAAATTTTCTGACAAGAACCTATTGAATATTGTAGTGATTTTTGTCCATTAAAAAGATATTCTTTAGGATGGTATTTTTTATAATAATCTCTTAATAATTCTAAAACTTTAGGTGACAGTGGAACTATTCTATCTTTCTTTCCTTTAGCATTTTTAATATTTATTAACATTCTTTTAGAATCAATATCTTCAACTTTTAAATTCACTACTTCAGAAACTCTCAAACCAACAGAATAAGTTATAGTTAATATTGTCTTATGTTTTAGATTTTCAATTTTAGATAATTGATTTTTAATATATTCACCATCAATAACTTTAGGTAATTTCTTTTCTGATCTTGGTCTTTTAAAAGAAACTTTATCGTATTTTTTATTTAAAATCTCCTTATATAAAAATCGGATAGCATTAATTACTTGGTTCTGCTGCGAGATAGAGGTGAATTTATAGTTATCTAAGTAAGATTGAAAATCAGTAGAATTGCAATGTATAATCTGTTTAGTATTTAAACTTTCTAAAAAAGGTTTGATATGAGATAAATAATTATCTCTTGTTCTAGGAGAATAGTTTAAATATATAAATTTTTCTTCACAAATCTTTATAATTTTTTGATTTTTCATGCTGTAATCTGTTGATGATTAATGATTTATACTTTATTACATATATAATATAGTTATGTGTAATAAAATTTTACTCAATCTGTTTTCTAACCCATTCATTTTCTTTTTCCTTTTCAGTTAGTTCAGAAAAATTTACTATATCATCTTTCATCTTTCTTAATTCAGTGAAGTGGTGTCCAGTCGTCCTCCAATTTTTTGGACTTACTGTTTTAGTAAATTTTTCATATTCTTCCATCAATGAATTAATCATATCAAGAACTTTATCCTTTTCATCTGAAAAAGAAAATGAATTACTTTCGTTGTATTTTCTAATGTGTTTCATATTAATTAAGTTTATTTTTATAAAATTTTACTAACACATAACAAGGTGTATATGTAAGTTTTTTATTTAGTTTAGTAGTATATTAAAGTTTAATTTCAAAAAAACCTACATATACACCCAACCGTTATAAGTAATAAAATTAAAAATATTAGATTTCTAATATAATATCACCTTTGTTCAGTTTAATAACTGACTTACAAGAATTGGATAAACCATATTCACAATTTGTTCCATTTATCCAAACCTCAAATTCTTCCCCAGATTCTTCATCAACCTCTGGTAAATCTTTTATCCAATTCTTTAATTCACGAATTGTAATTCCATCTTTATTAATTAAGTTTTTCATATTGTATATTTTTAATTTTACATACTTATAACAAGTGATAAACAACATTAAAACGATTGTTTATCATCGGAAGTTATAAGCCATTTTTCCAACGCTCATAATCCTCGTCAATATCCCTAAATGATTTATCGTATTTTATCGGTGTCCCACGAAGTTCCATTAATTTAACTAAAACTGCTTCATTAATTGTTTCTATTTGCATTTTACCATTAGATAAAATACTATTCATAATGTCGATTATTTCCTCGTCATTTTCTCTGTTAATGTAATTTGTACTCATATTATTATTTGTTTAAGTTTATATATAAAAACGGCTTATAACAACAAATAAAACACATTAAAACGATGTTTTATTTGCAACCGTTAGTGGTAATTTTAATCTTTGTATCTACTCCATACCGCAGAACCATCAATACCATCTTTCCACATTCCTTCGTCATTTTCCTTAACAGTTTTGAAGAATTCTTTAACTAAATCCAACACTTCTTTTTTATCCATTTTTACACCTTCGTAATATACATCATCTCTTTGATTTCTGAAGAATTCTTCAAAACGATTAAAACTACCACTAACATCAGATATATTCAATTCTGAGTTCTCGTTAAATCTTTTAATTTTGTTATCTTTCATAATTTTGTCTTTTATTTTAAGTTTATATATTAAATATCAGAACTGAATATATCTGAGTAACGTTATATTCAATGTTTTAAAACTTATTAGTTATTTTTCTTAACATTTACAACACCATTTTCAATATACACATGTACGTTTTCAACACCTTCGTGTATGTGAATAGGTATATTATTTGGATAAATACATTCAACTTTACTTTCTCCATTTGTTGGTATGAAATATTCCAAAACATTTTCTTCTTTTTTTGAAAACTTTTTCGCTATATCCTCTATGTATTTTTCTAATTTCACACCTTTATAATTACCGACATTTACATAATGAACTAAAATAATTTTTTCCATACTTTTATATTTTTAAATTTGTATAAGTTTTAAAACACTAAATATAACAAATCATAAACAACATTAAAACGGTTATTTATCATCGGACGTTATATTCAATTTTGATAAAATTTTGATTTATTTATAATTTTATACTTCGTTGTTGTATAATATCAATCCAAGTTTTTAATATAGTTGCCGCATTTTGATTTGGTTTTCCATTTTCAACTGAAAATAGATATTTTTGGAAAAAATACTTTAAACTATCAACATCAGATAATTCACAACCTGGTAATGATACATCAACTTCTTTATTATCGAGAATATACTCTTTTTTGTAATCTAATTCGTTCATAATTTTTTGTTTTAAAAATAGGTAAAATTTTATCAAAACTAAATATAACAAATGATAAACAACATTAAAACGATTGTTTATCATCGGACGTTATGAGTAATAAAAATTTTAGTCCAAACCTAATAAAACCCATCTTGCATATCCATCAGCATCGTATGGCTCTAATCCAGCATCAACCATTTCATAGGTAGCATACCCATTTCTATATGCTTCTTTCAACAATAAAAGTAGCTCATCGTAAGTAAGTATAAAATTTTTACTACTCATAACAGCACCTATATTCAATTGCGGGTTTTCCGCTTCATTCAAATTTTCGTTTTTTAACATAATTCTGTGGTTATTTTAAGTTATCGTTTTCAAAGTCCGCAACTAAATATAGCTGCGGCACGTTATACGTAATTGTTCGTTCCTTACAACTACACTTCGTTAAACATAACAAAGTATAAACGTAATGTTTCAGTTTTCCAATCAATATTTTTATCATAATTTTAAGTTTTGTGTTTCAAAATCCGCACCTGACCACAATCCAAGTGCCGTTATACCACATTTACCCAATCATTAGTATCTTCCATTAATTCAATCTTTCCTTCTCCTTGTTCTATTATTTTATTTAAAATACCTAATCCATAAGAAGTTGCTGTTCCATATCCTTTCTTATGGCACTTATAACAACTCCCGCTAAATCCAATAAAATAATAAAAGTTTTCGTCTTGCTCCACTTTATTAATTCCAGAGTTTAATTTCCATCTATCACCATCAAGATAGCCACCAACCCAAGTTCCAAAAACTTTATAGCAGTTGTTTGGTAGTTTTAATATTACCCATCTTTCAGGGCTCTCACTTATATTTCTATCCATAATTTTAAATTTAAAAACGTGGTATAACCATAAATTGGAAACCCATTTTTAGTTGCTTTGTTTTTTACATTTAATGATAACATCATTAATTTGTTTCTCTGTTCAGTTGTTAGGTTTTTTGTAACCATTAATATATCTGGACCAATTTCAGATACGTTTTCATTCAAAAAACTCTCTTATTGTAGTTTTAATGAACTTCTTTAATTTTTTATCTTGTTCCATATTAATAAATACTTTATCTTATATATAAAAATTCAAATTTACTTATTAGTAATTACTGTAGGCGAAACAATTTTTCCAGCATAAAGTTTGAAAATAGTTTTACCAACTGAGTCACTATAAATAACGTATTGACCTGTTTTTCTATCCATTAGGATAAGTTTATCTTCTGAGTCAACAGCAATTCTGATTTCTTTATTTAGGATAGTTTCGTTTACTGATTTAGGTTTAACTTTTAGTTCCTGGAAGTAATAACCTAATCCAAATCCAGCTATTAAAGTTGAAGCAACAATAATAATGTTCATGAAACGGGTAAACCCAACTTTTAGTTTTTCTTTAAACGTTTCTGTAAATAGATTTTTCATTTTATTTTGTATTATGATTTTTTATTTGTTCGTCAGCCATGTTTCTAATTCGTTCAGCTCTTTCTCTAATTTCTTCTAAAAATTCTAAAGATGATTTACTAAACAAATGTTTATTGTTAGGAGTTCTAAGGTAAATAGATGCTGTATCTAAGGCCTCTATTTCATGTTTTAATATTTCGTAATCTTTATTCATTTTTTGTTAATGTGAATATACGAGTAACCTTTTGAAAATCCAAATTTAAGTTAAGATTTTTTAGGTCTTCCCCTTTTAACTTTATCTGGTTGTGGGTTTTTTAGGGAGTCAATGGCATTAATTATATCCTGACATTCCTCGTATAGTTCCTCTCTTATATAAAAAGGCAAATTTTCTTCCAATGTTTGGATAAAGTGTTTCTTTTCAACTGTTATCTCATAAACTTCATCATCTTCAGTACAAGTGATAGATAACACATTGATTATTTTTTTATCTGTTTTTATGTTATCTAAAATGCTTTGTACAATAGATTGAGAAATTCTGAAGTCTTTATTCTTTACTAAAGTATAAAACTCTTCAATATTATTTACTACCATTTTTACTAAATTTAAAGTATTGGTACAATAAAGTACCTACGATAAAAAGGACTGGGGTAACTGTTGCTATTATATACATAAATATTTGTTTTATTTGTTTGACAATTGAAACTGAGTAAAAACTGAATCTACATTAATGCTTCTACTTGTATTTGGGAATGTATGAATCAAATACTTTACAAAACGTAGACGTTCTTGAGCATCTTCCATTAGTTGTGAGTGTTTAACTTCAATCATAGCATCATTTAACATACTTTGAATTACTAAACTTACTTTTACTTTGTTCATAACCTTTATTTTTATTATTATGATATAAATATAACATCAGGATTTTGGAAAGCCAAACCCTTTTTTCAATTTTCTGAAAGAAAGTTTACGTATGGTATAATATTGTTATTTATATAGTGTTCCATTACTTCTATATCTTCCATAGTGGACTCACTAGCATTATTCATACAACATAAATCATGACGTGACTGGTGATACTCTATAGAATCACCATATCCGTGTTTAGGTATAAGATATACCCTACCTCCTCCTTCATTATGGTCAATATTATATTGGGGGAATTTTTCTGTAACATAGTCATAAAACCTTAGGTTTATTTGAGCGTGGTATTCTTTTTTATTCATGGCTTTTACTATTAACCTGCTAAAACTTCCATTAAACAATCACAAATCCAAACATCCTCATAGATTTGTTTTGCTGTACGTTCTACAGCAAGTGCAGATGAATAATCATTGGTAGAGTAAATATTTTGAATGTTACTACCTTTTACTACTTTAACTATATATCTCATAACCTTTATTATGACATAAATATAATATCAATCTTTCAAGGAGCCAAACTCTTTTTTAAAGTCTGCACGAAGTGTTTTCTTATACTTTAGGGCCTTTTTAACAGCCGATACCTCGTACGGGTGATTACTATAGTTTCTATTATACTTATAAACATAAGTAGTATACATTTCCATGTTTTGTAAGTAATGGGTATACTCATGAATAACAGTATCACATAACTCAAGTAGTGACTTGTGGTTTTTAATATTAATCCTAATTATATCTTTACCTATTACATACTGACCAAATACATCTTCTTTTTTCCTAGAGATTACTACTTTAAACTTATGGTTAAATTTTGATTGACCCAAATTATTATAACACCAGTCAAACATCCATATAATATGTTTTCTTTTAATATTGTCTAATGTCATTTATTTTATAAAGGACCAAACATAGGACCTATTTCATTAATTAATTCAATAGCTTTATTTACCTCAATATCAAAAAATTCTCTATCAGTACGAACCCTTAAATCACTTAGTTTCAAATGTATTGTTTGTTCCATATCATAAGGTCTAGAACACTTATAATCATAAATTAACTCCCAATCATTAATAACTCCAGTACCATTAATTTGTTTTAAACGTTGGGTGGGAGTAAGAGTTGTAAATCCTATCTTACATTTACCTGGAAATGATTTGTTAGTAAGAATGTATATATATCCTCCTAAACTGTTTTTACTTGATTCAGTTTCATCGTGAGAACCTATATACCTAAAATAAAAAATGTTATCCCAATTATCATTTACTTGGGAAGGTACCCTAGTATAATGAGTCACTCTATCTAGTTTATGTAGTCCATCTCTATCAGACCTAATATCGATAGGTATAAATTTAGGATTACCTAATATCTCATTTGGGGGTAAGTATATAATCATCTATAGTTGAGAATTTATAGTATTCATAACAGTCGTCCAATCAATCAAGGACGTTGTTATAATACCGTATTTAACATGTATAAACGCTTTAAAACGTGCCTCGTAGTCATAGCATGGTATTGATTTGACAGACTCAATACATTGGGGAGTATTTTTAATTATATTAATTACTTCTTTAGTAAAATCCATAGTATTTATTATAATTTTCTTTCGTTATAAAGTTTAGCGAAATCAGATACGGCTATGAAGACAGCTTCTTTTGAACTTTTAGATTCTACATTTTGTTCAGCATATGAAACAAAAGTCATAGATTCACCAGGCAAACCTTTATAAAACTCAATACAAAACTCATCATTATTTTTGATTAACTCTTTTTGAATAAACTCAACTGCTTCCATAAGCCAATTCCAATCTGAATGAAATTTTAAATTTTCCACAGACCAAAAAACTAATTCTGTATGTGGTAAAAAATAACAATCTTTCAGATGTTCATTTTCTTCGTTTATTTCCTCTAATTGTGAAATAGTTTTCCATCCAAGCATAATTGCTATCTTCTCATTACGTTCTTGTATTTCTTGTTGTGTCATATTAATTCTTTTAAAACGTAATCAAATGCTGCTGAGTAAGCTTCTTGTGGGTTATCATAAGGTGAATTTGCAAATCTTGTAATTGATTCTATTTTTGCTCTCAAATCAAGATTTGACCATACCTCCCTTGAAGCAGGTAATATTTTAGGGAACCAATATTCACCATAAACATCACTCTCGACATAAACCCAAATACTATATTTTTCTAATAACCAATTTACTACTTGGTGTTGTTCAGGTCTAACTAAATAACCTCTACCGTTATCCCAATTCATAGGAGCTTCTATTTCATATCCTAATAAAGCATGAAAACAAGTATTTGTATTTATATCAAAGTCTTTTTCCTTAAGCCACTTAGCTTGGTCAAAAGTTACATATTTTGGCTCTCTACTTTTCATATTAAATTATTTACATTCAAAACCAAACCAAACTGAACGGTACAAACCACAAAAATTTTCACCACTATTACCATACAACACTCCATTTACTACTGCTACGGCATGATCTTGAACGATCAATACAAAACGACCAACTGGATTGTTTTCAATAAATGATTTCAAAGTATAACCTGTTGGTTTTTTATACTTGGTATTTACTAATGGTTTATTACTACCAAATGAATGTTTCATAAATGCACGTGATGGGTGAATACCTATAAAACTAATTTTTTTACCATTTTTGGTTTTACCAATAATGTTTTTACTATAAGCATTCATAAATGTACCTTTACGAGATTTACGATTTAATCCTTTTTTAACCCAAGCGTGTGCTTGATCATAAGTGATATCTAAAGCCACCATAAAAGCACGTACAACACAATCATTATCTTCAACTTGAGCTAATTTACTAGATTCTTTAGCTAACTCAACGCTGTCTACAAAATACTGTGGTAAAAGACATTCAACATTTTTACCATTTCTTAGTTTTGCTTTTTCTGTAATCATCATAACCTTTATTTCTTTTATTATGATATAAATATACGAACAAGACCTCGGGAAGCCAAATCTTTCTTAAAAGTTTTTAACTGTTTCTATTAGTTTTCGTAGGCAAGCAAGTTCGGCTTCTTCGTAGGTATTATAATTGGTAAGTTCCATAGGATAATTCATAAGACCACCGGTTTTGATGTTATAGATATCGCCATGCCATACAGTAGTATCCTCAAAGTAACAGATATGTCGGTGTAAATCATACTTCTCTCTAAACCATCTAAATGCTTGTTGGTAAAGTGGTGCAAGTGCAATTATATTTTTAAAATTATGATACTCATCTTGACCACTAATTTCATACTCTATATCTTCTTTAGTAGTATATTGACCTATAGTTATAGGATTTGGTGAATCTTCATTTCTCCAATATCCTAAACAAGGTTCATCAAATCCTAATTCTTTTAAATCTAATGCTTGTTTGTAGGGTATAAATTCTTTTTCTATCATTTGTTACCTCCTTTTACTATTTCTATTAATTTTTTAAGACAAACAAGTTCTGCTTCTTCGTATGTATCAGGATAACAATCTATAAACTCTTCAATAGCTCCTTGATCTTCTTCATCGTATAAATCTAAAATAGCACATATCCAATATCCACCATCTCTATTAATTCGGTGTACTAAATCATGCTTCTCTCTAAACCATCGGAATGCTTGTTGAAATAGTGGTGCTTGTATTATTTTTTCAGATGTAGATTTAGTTGATTTATCTATAATGAGCATTTCTTCGTCTGCAAACCACCAACCAAAACAAGGTTCATTAAATCCCAATTCTTTTAAAGCTAATGCTTGTTTGTAGGGTACGAATTCTTTTTTCATAATTTTTCTTTTACTATTTCTATTAATTTTCGTAGGCAAGCAAGTTCTGCTTCTTCGTAAGAATCAAAATACCCACTATCCAAAGTGCCTTGCATAGAATGATATTCGATACCGTCTGTTTTATCTATACAAAAGAAGTAACCCACTTTTACAGTACTCTTGTATAGGTGTTTAACGTATGAATCTAATACATACTTTTCTCTAAACCATCTAAATGCTTGTTGGTAAAGTGGTGCAAAAGTAAAATAACCTCCTTGTGTATCAGATATTTTTGTAGTGACTAAAAAAGGATTGGCTACTTCTACACTTACATAATAACCAAAACATGGTTCATCAAATCCTAATTCTTTTAAAGCTAACGCCTCTGCGTATGGTACAAATTCTTTATTCATAACTCTTATTATAATGTGAATATACGAACAAAATCTTAAAAAGCCAAATCCTTTTTTAAAATTCGTATATACTTTTACTTTGCTATCTTGTGTTTTAACTTAGTAACAGCTTGCCTATACCAGGTTCTCTTAATATCCCAACCGTAGTCCTTTAACAAATCGGTTTTTAACCACCTAAGGGCCCACTCATCGTGTTCAACTTGAACTCGTTGTTTAATAGATTCTTCAGTATATAATAACCTATTCATTAAATAATCCAAATCATAAATTGTTGCACTACGTTTTTTATGGTCTATTAATACAGGAAACTTATTTTTATTAAAGTACCAAGAGTAACGTTTTCTTAATTTTTTTAAAAGCTTTACTTTCATGTGATTATATTTTACTAATAGATTTTGAAAGATTTTCTAAGTCTTGTGTGATGTCTTCCCAAAACTGGCTAGAGGGTTCAACACCGATTTCTACTGCAAAACCTGAGGATTTTAATACACCGTCTTTGTAGGTGGCTACTTCGTTTGTTGTTTTATGTCGGAATGTTTTTGTCATAAACTTTTTTATAATCTTACGTATTGTTTTTTTAGTGGATTACTTGTTGTAGTAATAATGTATCTTCTACCTGAACCATCTTCAAATTGGATATTTATTATTTTAACTTGGTACTTAAGTTCAATAAGTTCTTTTGCTATATCAAGTAAAGCTGCCTCTCTAAGGCTTAAAACTATCTCTAAAGCTGTTGTTTCTGTCATAATTTTTTAGTTTTTGTTTCCGTATTTAGCGTGTAATTCTAAGTACATTTGATATTCTTGTTCTTGTCTTCGTTTAATCCCTTCTAAATAACCTTCTAAATGTGTGTCATCAATATCTGATTCTGAATACCAACCGGCAAACTCTATCATGTCTTGTCTTGTAAACTCTTTTTTATCTTCCATTTTTTATTATGACGTAAATATATGTATATCCTTTTGGGATGCCAAACCTTTTTTAAAGATCTCTAACTTGTTTTTTATGATTTTTTAAAGAATTCGCCTATACTAAAACTTGGAGCAATTTGGGGGGTATATGTTGGGTGTATATTGGATGTGTGGAGAGTTATATTCGTATATATTCATCGATGCCCTATAGTTATTTACGATCTAAAGAGCGATTTAAGTCTCTTTTTATACATACCCACCCGGTTAGTGATACCAACGCACGTGGTACTTATACCGTCTATATACCGTACATATACCACCAGTACACCAATAGTACAACGGGAGGTACCCCGTACGGATACCCCCCACTATATAACAAGCAATAATCACATTAGTGCTTATTTAATAAAAGATAAAGGTCACATTTTTTAAACCACAATAGTTGCATTCAATTCATCGGCACGTCTCTTTATACGCAGAATATCGGATTCATCTATTTCCCGTTTTTCAAAATCATATGATCGTTTGAGTGTGTTATATTTGTTTTCAAACTGGGATACACTAATGTCACTGTAAAGCATATCTGCAATTATATGTCCTCGTAACCATCCCAAGGCACTTGCCATACCCACCATTGTTTCAATTTGTTTATCGTCCATGATTTATATTTTGTTTTTAATTTCACTCCAGCATTTAGACCATAGTTTTTCATTACGTTTGGCTTCTTTTTCCATCGGGTGTTTTTCATAACCATACTTTTCATATAGTTTATCATACTCCTTTACAACGGGTTGTAACGAGTGAGTCCATTCATGAATAACAACCTTAATCATTTCCATTACAGAGTAACAGTAGTTATAGTGAACTAGTACCTCATGTTGCTTAGCATAAGGATCATATTGACCACTAAATGGTGAACCGGACTTGCTAATAACTCTAACTTTAGGTACACCTAATTTTTTATTTACACCCATATGTTTTTCACACCACTCGGCTGTTAACAAACATATTTCTCTACGTTTACCGGGCTTCAATCTTTTTACTGTGTGTGTAATTTTTATTTCACTCATAACCTTTATTTTTATTATGATATAAATATAGCATCAATGTTTTGGAAGGCCAAACCTTTCTTAATAACATTTGTAGTCAGGACAGGATTCGAACCTGTAATTGTATTACGATTTTCGATGTTGCTGTAATACGCCCGTTTATAGAGATGCGTCTAACCAATTCCGCCACCTGACTATTTGTTTTACTTTCTTAACTTGTCAACTTCTTTTTTAAGTAAATAAATTGAATAAAAAGAAAACATATTCATTATTAAACTCACGATTATTAGATTTTCCATAATTTTATTTTTTGAGGATTTTTTTGTCAACCATGTTATGGCTTACAATTAAATAAATACTACAGTAAGCAAATAGAAGAATCACAGTTCCCATAACTCCCATCAAAACATATTCGCTCATAGCCATCGCTACAGAAAGAGTTAAAAGTCCTATCAATATCAGTGTTGTAATTAAATGTGTTTTCATTTGTTACCTCCATATGTTTGTTCGTAGTATTGTTCACCTTTTGTCCAAAATTCTTGTTTAGCTTCTTTTTGTTGTCCTAAATTAAAAGCTTCAATAATCTGTTGCTTTTCCATTTCTAAGGCTTGCTGAATTACCTCATATAAATCATTATACGCTTCTTTATGGGTAAATCTTAATTGTTCTACCAATGTTTGTACTGCTGTTTGTTTCATAACCTATTATTTATTTTTATTATGATATAAATGTACGAACAAGATTTTGGGAGGCCAAATTAAGCTGCAATTACTTCTTCATTCATTACATAAGCTTTACTAGCCCATGTTTTAGCATTTACTGCCTCATATTGGCCCTGGTTATATAATGCTGTATTTGATAGACTCTGGTTAATATCACCTACTTCTACCTCACGTAAGAAACATTCACTAGCCCATATTTTTTTACCCGCACGAGCATAAACTGTAATAGGATAACCATGTGATATAAAGGCAATCGATTGAATAGCTTTAGGTTTAAAACGTCTAAATGCCTGGATAGCACTATCGGCTTCAACCTCACTTGATATCATAAATCCTGCTTGGCATTTAGTTATTACACGGTATGTACCTTTACCAGCGGTAAAATTTTCATCCATCAATATTCTCAAATCACGGTTTCCAGGAGCAATAATAACTTTTTTCATACCTTTATTTATTTTTATTATGATATAAATATAGCATCAAAATCTCACAAGGCCAAACCTTTCTTTGAAGAGGTTTTTAGATACGGAAAGCCCACTTATGGGCATATTTTTGTTTTGGTACGGGTTGTCCATAGTTTTAGTACTGAGGGCTCCACGGTCGACATTCGTATACGCGCACTGGCGGGTCTGGGGCTACTGACTGTGCCTATGTTCTATGATAAATATATGAAAAATAAATTAGATTGCCAAGCCTTCATGAAAAAGTATATCTTTCTTTATCTATACTAAGGTTTGGCTGCGATGGGAAGAGGGGTTAACCCACCCCAATCCTCACCCCACCCATCACACCACCCGTTTATCACATACCATCTTTTCCACCCATCCATTTTTCACCCTCTCAATCCGTTTGTCACATTATATATAAACTAAACTAACCTAGTTTAGGTTAATTTAAGTTGTTATATTAACGCACCTAATTTCAATCACATTATTTAGTGTAGACATGGTTTGATGCGTTTATAACGTTTATCTACACTTGTTAAACGGGAAATTTTGTTTCCACATCCATTATTTCACCCGAGTATTCTGCTTTTGTCTCGTAACATATTTCGGTTGTTGTTTTATATTGTTGTTGTTGTTTCATAGCCTGGGTATTTATTTATTATTCATTGTTATTGTCATTTATTTTCTCTCTCCCCCCATCACACATTTATATATTGGATTTCTTTTTAAATTGTTTAAACCTTAATCACATAAAAAACAAACATAATAAAGGTATTAGTATCATTATCCATACTATTATATGTTGTTGAGTGTCATATTTTTTCATATTATTTCTTTTTAAATTGTTCAAACCATACTTTTTCGTTTTTAAAAGAAGATAATCCTTTTAGCTCTTTTACAATAAATTCTTTATGTGATTTTAAAATAGTCAAAACTTCTTCCTCACTATACATTCTCTCTGCTTGCTTATCTCTATCTTCTAATGCTTTTTCACAACTTGCCAAAAGTGTTTTTGTATGTCTTAATTCAATTTCCATTAATCCCATTCTCTCTGCTTGCCATTTAGCACCATTTATAAAATGATTTTTTTTATCAACCTCTATATTACCTATACCATCCAAAGCAAATGGATATAATCTTTCAGCAGCTTCTTCTAGTGTTTCTTGTTTATATACTAAAGCAGTACTACCTCTTGTAACAGGATTGTTTTGGTCTATTTGTTCTAAAATGGTTTCTTGTTTAGGTTTTTCTTTTGGAATGATTATTTTGTAATTTTCATAAATTCCCTCAATAACTGAATTATCTTCTAAATAATCAAAATATTGACCATCTTCTAATCTTTCAGTTTCAACAAACTTACAACTTGGATTCTTTACAAACCATTCTAAAAACTCATCATCAATAGCTTGTACACCATTTGCAATTAGTGTTGGGTCTGTTGTTAGGATGATTTTTTCCCAATAGTTATTTGCATATTCTAAAGAATAATCATCTAAAGGTTTAAATATATCCTCACCGTTTGTTACCCAACAGTTTCTATCTTTAATTTCTTCATTAGAAGTGATGTAGATGTTTTGAGCAGTATTGCTTCCTATTAAAACTTCTTTTGATAGTTCTAATTTACCTTGAAGCAAATTGTTTATCCATAACCTACTTGGTTTGTCTGTTGGTAGTACGTGTATATTCTTCATTTTACTTTAATTTCTTTTTACCGTGTTCTTCTTTATAATCCCAATGTTGTAAAGCAGCCATGTAAATCACATAAATACCAAGACAAACCATAACCCCTAACAGACATATAACCACGAAATAAGAAAACATAACTGTACAAATTGCAGCTGCTAATATTGCTATAGTAGTAAGTATTGCTTTAATTTTAGTTTTCATAACTTTTATTTTAATAGATGAGATAAAATCTATAAGTACCTAAAGCCAATACTAGTAATTTTTTTGGAGTACCATTGCAACGTACCTTGTCTTTACTTACTCCTAAATAGGATTTTGGGTGTTTTTTCATGAATACTGTCATAACTTTTATTTTGATAAAACATTTTTAAGTGGGTATTCAACATGTTTTTTAAACAAGTATTGTAATTTCCATTTTAGTATAGTCTTGTCCTCTCTTAAAATTTTCTTAACTCCGGCATAGCCTTTAGTATTTTGTCTTTTGTACCTCTTAATCCAGTTCATAACTCTTATTTTTTATTGTAACGTAAATATACGAACAAGATTTTGGGGAGCCAAATTTATTTTAATCTTTGTTTTCTAAGTCTTCTAAATATCTCCACCCAGCCTCTGATATACAGTCAGTCATATGACCGCAACGTTCTAAAAATCTCAACAGACTTACTATTGCTAACTGGTCCAGTATTGAATATATTAGTCTTTCAATCTTCATAGGTTTCTTTGTAGTATTGTTCTTCATCACATACAGATTCAAAAGAACATTCTTCTTTTCCAACTGCAATGCCATTGCCTAACCCGTCTGAATATGACTGCATTATCTGTTGCTTTTCCATTTCTTTGGCTTGTTCAATTGCTTTATCAATTATAGAATGTCCAAATGAAGGAGCTTGAATATAACCTCTTTCACTTAATTGTTTTACTAACCAGTCTACTGCTGTTTGTTTATTGTTCATTTGTCACCTCCGTATGTTTTATAAGTCGTGTGTCGAACTTTTTTTCCTTCTTGTACATATAAAAAATCCGCAAATGTTTTAATAGCATTATTTGCTTTTTCCTCGGAATCATAAATGTATCTCATTGTTTTACTTGTTTCGCATTCAACAATGTTTTCCCACTTACCAAATAAAGGCTTTTTTACTTGTGGGGTATAATCTTTTTGACCATTATTGAGATGCTCTATTTTGATTCTATATTTCATTTGTCACCTCCGTATGTTTCTTGATAGTATTGTTCCCAATCGTTGTATATTGACTCTTTCCCTTCTTGGATTTTTAACGCATCATTAAATGCAATTCCCATACTTTTTATTATCTGCTCCTTCTCCATTTCTTTGAAGAACTTAATTTCTTCCTGAGTTAATACTGGAGCAAACCCCTCTTTATTTAAAAGATTTACTATTTGGTCTACTGCCGTTTGTTGTGTTTCATTACTCATTTGTTACCTCCGTATGTTTCTTCCCAATAATACTCAAATTCATGTATTGCCCCATCTTCATCTCCTGCATACCAAGTATTTTCATGTTGCTCCTTTTCCATTTCTTTGGCTTGCTCTAAATCAAACTTATCAAGTTCTCTTTTTTTAGATAAATTATATAACCATTGTACTGCTGTTTGTTTTCTCATAGTTTTTCTATTTCGGTTTTAACTTCTTGCCAATACTCAATGGATTCGATAATATCTGATGAATAGCTACCGTTATCGGATTCAATGGGTTTGGATGGTGAAGCCTTCAATATCTCATCAACGGCAACTAAAGCGCATTGTTTTGATGCCAATTTCACACTATAATCTAAAAGATATGAATTGCTAGACCATCCTCCACCGTCCACAGATTCAACGTCCTCTATTTTGTCGTAGAATCTATTTACTAAAATAGATGCTTTTTCTTGTGGTGTCATAGCTTTTCTATTTCTTGTTTAACTTCTTGCCAGTATTCAATATGGTTATAAAAATATGCTTCTGACATATCACAGCAATCAACATCTAATATCTCATCTACTGCTATCAAAGCGCATTTCTTAGCGTTTTCTAACTTCATATTATTAGTTAGAAATGACATTATGCCGTTGTAATAAACGTTTACTAATTGGTTCGCTTTCTCTTGTGGTGTCATAATTTAATGTTTAAATGTTTCGTTGTAGTATTGTTCTGCTGTTAAATCTGCATCATCATCTAAATAATCATTTGTAAATTTTATCATATGCTCTTTCTCCATTTCTTTTGCTTGTTCATATGCTTTTTGTAACTCATTGGGTATTCCTTCGTGAAACATAAAAAGCATATTAAATCTATCAAATAACCATTCAACTGCTGTTTGTTTTTTATTATTCATATATTTTTTATTATGATATAAATGTATGAACTAGATTTCGGGGAACCAAACTATCCTCAAAATTTATCCCAAAAATTATCTTTAATAATTTTCGATTTCAATACCTGATTTTTCTCATCATCCTTTAAGATTTTGTTAGTCAATTTTTCCAAATGTTTTTGTTTTTGTCTCTCAAAATCATTCACAATGGCATTGTGTTTTTTATTTTTGATATCTTTTTTCTTCATAACCTAGATATAAATTCCGACCCATCATCAACTGGTTTTGGATCATATAACCCTAATTCTCTCAATCGTTGTTGAGTATAATCATCTACTTCCCAAGTAACCTCTGATTGGTTTTTGGTTAAGTGTTCTTCAATCCCCTCTAATTGTTTTCCAGTAAATAAATCCCCAACAGAGAGGAAATAGCAATTGTAGCACAACATTTCTAAATTAGATAGTTTATAATGTTGTTTATTTCCATCTTTAAAATGTAGCAATATTGGTATTTTATAATCTAATAACCTATATTCCTTAAACCCACATTTGCTACATTCCTCCTGTAAGAAACCCTCTTGTATTAACCTATATTTTATTTTGTTTGGATTAAATGATGATGGATCAATTTTACCCTCAATCAAATCCCTTAATGCAAAATCTTTTCTAGGATTTCCATTACTCAAAAATTTAGGAATACCTTTACCACATTGGTTTTTATGTTGTTCAAACAAATTAGCATAACCGGGTTCGGTTGCATCATAACGTTTAGCCCACATTTTAAAATGTATGTACGAAACATTTAAATAACGAGCTGCGGCTTTGTTTGATTTAGTTTTAGCCATAGCAGCTAAAATCAATTCCTTTCCTAGTGGTTTACTTTTTGGCACTTTATTCGTCTGTTTTCTTGTTTTGTTTTAGTTTACTAAAACCATAAGGAAGATCTTGATGTTGTTCTACTGAATCTAATAGGTTTTTACCCATTTTCTTTAATTTGTTTTCTGCTTCAATATAACGCTTATAATCCTCATGTTCAAGATGTATGGTTTCAATCCATGTATGATCACCCTCACCCATCATTACTGTTACTGTTCCTTTTTTCTGTACTCCTGAACAGTTTACACATGTTTCAACTCCTGGTATTGCTTTTAGTCTACCTTCAGGGATATTTTCCCCACATTTTTTACAATTTTTCATTTTTTATTAAGATATTTTTTCAATTAAATCCCACAATTGTTTTGCTGTTTCCACAACAATTTCTTCTTCCTCACCATCTTCTATTTGGAGTTTGATAGTATTTAATTCTCCGTTTTGGTTAAATCTATCATATACCCACCATAAAATAATTTCGGTTTTGATGTCACCGTATTTTAAAAATAAAAGGTTTTCAATTAATAGGAAAAATGGTTCCTCATAAATTACTAAATCAATAGTAAAGTCTTGTTCTAGTTTTTCAGTTCTTTTGTTACACTCGTCGAACAGGTTAATAATATCAATGAATATATCCATATCACTGATTGAGTTATTGTTCTTCTGTATTTTTAGATTTTTACCGAAGTTTTGTAAATCACTCATAAGTTTTTTCTACACTAAATATTTTTAAAAATTCTTTTAGGGGTAATTGTTTACGCTTAGCAAACGTTTTAGCCGCTTCTAATCTTGAAAAACCTACTGTTATTCCAATAGCTTCTTTCTCTTTGTCTATTTTGCTATAAAATTTAAATACCATTTTGTCTAAATATACGATTTTATTTTTGAATTTCCAAACTAAACTAAATATCTAGTTTTAAATAAATATTATAATATGAATTTTTGATTGCTTTCTGGATGGGAGTAGATGTAACTACCCCATTTATATTTAGCATATTCATGACAATTCATTTCATATTCTTTAGATATTTGTTCTTGTTCTGGGGTTTTAGCTGATAATGAAACAAAATGGTAAAAATGACATTTATATGTTCTTAATAATTTCATTCCATTCATATAACACTTCATAAAAAATTCCCAATCAGCTACAAAGCCTGAAGGTGAGGGGTAGGATTCATCAAACCCACCAATTTTAAGATAATCCATTTTACTCATAAAAAATGGAAATGTAGAACCAGATTCTTCTATTTTATCTTCCATTACACTAATTTCATATTTCCAAAATTGTTCTAAATCAAATGTTTTAGGAGTACGACCTAAATCTTTAATCAAAAATTGAGGAAACACACTAGGGTAAGGTTCTATCTGGTTTGGGGATAAAACACTGTTTGGTTGATATAATTCTAATAAATATTTATCCCAACTAACTGGTGCAACATTGTCATCATTTATAACTAATATTTTATCAAAAATAGAATTATAAACACCTAGATTAGTAGCTCTTACTGTACCTACATTTTCTTCTAAATCTAAAACATCAATATGTTCAGCATGTTTTTCTAATACTTCTTTATTAATGTCATAAAAACCATCAACTACAACTAATATTTGATTTTTATTTACTTGACCTTTAATTAATGACTCTAAACACAGATCTAATGCTTCTGGTGTTTTATATGTTGGAATTATAACTGATATCATACGGTTTTATAATATTCTCCTATTTGAAATTTAGTTTTTGTATTAATAGAACCATACTCACTTGGTTTATAATTAGAATATTTTATTACTCTAAAATCTACACTAACTCTAGCTCTTCCAGTTTCATTAATTTTATTACCATGTGTTAAATTAGAACCATCCCATTGAATTACTTCTCCATAATTACAATTCATAGGAGAAAAATCACCTTTATCTTCCTCAGATTCAACCCAAATAGTATTAGTATCAAAGGCATCCGTAAATGGTAAAAAGAAATTATCTTCTTGTACTTCATTAGCCCAATTTACATCTCGATAAAATTTATCTTTATGGAATTCACCTACAGCGATATTATCAAGATAAGCTATTCTAAATGTAGGTATAGCTTGGTATACTATTTGTTCATTATATAAGGGTTTAATTATATCTAAAATAAATTTATCATATAATTGAATAAATTCGTCTGTTCGAGCCCAATCATAATATAATTTATGATATTTAGTACTTTGATCTTGTTCTCTACTAAATACTTCAATATTATCATTTAAAGCTGATAAATTATTTATACTAAATAATTGTTCTAATTTTTCTTTAAATAAAAAATATTCTTTATTATAACTAATTTTTTTCATATTAATTCCATTTTATTATTGGTGTTAAAAAAGGTAACTCACAATGTGTTGAATATCCAGGAATAGATGATATTAAATTTGATCCTTGTTGCCATAAATCTAAAAATTTAGTATGATCATAACCATCATGTGTATTTTCTGGGAGGCAATATTTAACATGTGTATCCCAATGTTTTTGGAATGTTTTCCATTTTCCAGCATATGTATTACAAGTAGATGGTGTAGTTCTCCAATGAGCAGAGGATGTATATAGAATTTTTGATTGCAAATTTTCATACATTGGTAGAAAATATTTATCTGGGTGGTCATATAAGGACACATAATCAACATTGAAACTATCAAATGCTTCTTCCATTGTTTTTTCCCACCCATTAACATGCATATAATCATCTTCAACAATGTATATAACATCATCGTCATTGAAATTAAATGATTTGATAGTTTCTAAACAGAATAGAAAACTACTAGCATCGCTACCACCACTAAACTCAATAACATTATCTTCAGAATCAAATTGAAAATGATGATTTTCTTTAGTACCATCTAGTAAAATATACAAATCAATATTTGCATTTTTGACAGATTTATAACATTTTTCATATGAAAACCAATCAGGTCTAACATTCTGTTTGCGGTTTATGGCACCGTTCCAGTGCCTTAAAAAAACTTTTATTTTATTCATGACATATCCATTTACTGTTTATTAGTGTTTTTATGGGAGATAAATCTTTATCTAATGGTTTTCTTGGGTATAAATGTAATGAACAATTTTCCAAACTCAAAGTTTCTATCACAAAAAACAATGCAGTGGATACAGTATGGATTTCTGTTGCTTGTTCTAATACTCCACACCAGTCTAATAAAGTAAAACCATCAATGTATTCTTGATGAATTATTTTTAAATCTGTTTGAAATTCAATATCTATTTTATAATTATATTCTGGTCCTGCAAAATTATTATTAACAAATATAAATTTATCTTCTGGGTTTATATTAAGATATTGTTTTAATTTTTCTTCATTTTCCTTATTTCTAGTAAAACTTAAAGTTCTCCATAATTCAGGATCTGCTTCTAGTAACATATATTTAGCTTCCATACAATCTTCAGCTTGTGGAACTAAAGAATGAGCATGTTGTAGAGGTACTTCTATATAGTCATTATATTTTGTAGAATCAAATTCAGAAGATTTAATAAATGTTAATTTATCTATATTTAGATAATCTTTTATCCAATAATAATGATCAACAACAGGCCAAATGGCATGTTCAATATCTAAATTAGCAACTAGTGGAGATAAAAATAAAACATCTCCAACACCAAAAGGTTGATTAATTATTACCTTCATAAATTTTATTTAAATGCTGTTTTACTTCTTCATTAAATAAATTAAAATCTAATTTGGTTGCTCCATGACCCCCACCATGATGTAATATTTTAACTTTTTTATTATTAAGTATTAATTCATTTTCTATTAATTGAATATCCATCCAGCTATCCCAATGTGTATTATCTCCATATAAATTAGATACACCATAATAAACACTAGATTCTATTGGATCTATAATTTTAGTTTTCCAATCACTAGTCATAAGGTTTAAAACAGTTTGTTCTTGGAAAGGCATTTGATTTCCGAATTCAATATTATTTAACATCCACTGTTCTATAAATGCTTTACTTGTAACACCTACTAACCCTGCATTCAGGTATTTTTGAGCATCTAGACCTGGGTTTGTTATAGGACTGTCTTTCCCTGCTCTGTTAAAATCATTATTGTTTCTAATTCCAATTATATCATATTGTAAATTACTTTCATCTAACAATTCATCTAATTTTCCAACAATCATTGAATCAGCATCAAAATGAACTACCATATCATATTGCTCAATCAACTGAGCTGTAACAAACGGATGAACTGTATTCCAATTAACATTAGGATGTATTTGAAAAAGTTCATTTAGTTGTTTATCTCCAAAACAGTAAAAATCAATTTCTGGGTGGAAATATTGGGCTGATTTTACTAATTTATGAGTCCCAATAGAATAATACCAATCATCAGATACATGAGTACAAAATGCTATTCTAATCATCTTTTTAAATTTATATAACAAGGACCATTATAATTAAAACATTCATCTAATACTTGATTAATATTATTCATTTCAGGCCAATATGATTTAATGTTTTTAAATGAAGTTAACATCACATCTTTATCTTCTTCAGCCCAATGACTAAAACCATCATGTGAATAATCTCTATCTCTACCAGATCCAACTAATTTAATATTAAGTATTTCTTTATTAATATAGTTCCTAAGTAATTCAAAAGGACGATATAATAGAAATGGAGTAATTGAATATGCTATTGGTTTTTTACCTTCATAAGCAGCACCAATACATAATCCAATCATTAATTGTTCTGATGCTCCACAATTAATGAAGTTATTTGGGTATTTTTCTTTAATATTATCAAACAGACCATAACCTAAATCAGCAGTAATTAATAAAATAGAAGGATCTTGTTCTATCTTAGATTCTAAATATTTAACAAATGTTTTTCTCATTATTTATAACAATATAATATATCAACACTAACTAATTCAGTATTCCAACCAATATATTTAAAAATATCTTGATAGTATTCTCTATGTTCCCCATATGTTTTACCATTAATTTGATGAAACTCAATAAAGAACTTTTTAACATATTTATTTAATGTTTCTATGTTTTCTTTAGATAAAAATTTAATTTCAGAACCTTCAATATCAATCTTAATAAAATCAATATGGTCTAAATCATATAAATCAATAATATCTTTTAATGTATATGTTTCAACTTGAATTTCAATACCTCCTTTTTCATTCATTAATGAATTTTCAGTAGAATCTGATAGTACATAGAACGAAGTTGTTTCTCGTTTATCTGAAATGGCTCCTTGAAGTCTATAAATATTTGGGATATCTTTTGTAAAGTATTCTAATATATTAAAATGGCTAGGAGTTGGTTCTACTGAAATTATTTTATCAGCATATGGAGAAAAATGCATTGACACTAATCCAATATTTGCTCCTAAGTCTATAATAATTTTATCATCAGGTGTTACAAATTGATCATAATAATTACTATTTGTTTGTTTTAAAATAGGTTCTGTGCAACTTTGAATATTATTAAAATGTGATTCAATATGTAATGGAGAAATATCAAGATTTTTGATTTTACCATTTATTAATTTTAATTCTTTTATCATATATTTTTTTATTTTATTACAGTATAATGAGCTGCTAGTGGTGTTTCAAATTTAATAACTTCATTAACATCAGTATAATGGATATTTATACTTGGTAAAAATACTTTTAATTTATTAGTTAATTTTTCTACATCAACTTGTTTATAAGCAGCCCAACCATTAATGTTAGCATGTATTTCTATATTAGATAAGTTTTCATCATCAATAAAGCGTAAAGCTTCCCATATACTACCTTCAGCACATTCACCATCAGATATTAAACAATATACTTTTATATTAGGATTAGCTAATGCTATTCCAGTAGCTATTGTTATTCCTAATCCTAAACTACCTGTAGAAACATCTATAAAATTCTCTAAATCTCTTTCAGGATGAATTCCATGAGTTTCAAGTAAATACTCAGCATCAACCCCATAAAAATGTTCTAACACAACATATAAAGCTAACCCAGCATGTCCACTTGATAGTACAAATTTATCTTCAGGTTTTTTCTTATTATATATTTCATAGATTATTGGTAAAGCTGTAAAACAACTACCTAAATGAGATAAATTATGTTTAACACTTATCTCTAATATTCTTTTATTTAATTTATCTATATTTTTTTTCATAAATTTCTCTTAAGCCAGTTTCTAAAGTATATTTAGGATTAAATTTATATTTTGATTTAGCATAACTTATATCAGCTACCCAATTTAAACTATCATACTTATTGAATATATTATTTATTTTTTCAAATTCCAAATTAGAGTTAAAAATATTTTTTATTATATTAAAAACTTCTAAATTTGAATATTGAATTCCATTTCCAAAGTGAATTACATCTCCCTGTATAGTTTCTTTTTCAGAGTAAAGTACTGAAAGTATACCATCAATAAAGTCATCTATATAAATAAAGTCATGTACTCCAACACTTATTTTAGATATAATATTATTCTTAAAATTTCTAAATAAAGTAGGAATTAATCTTCCTTCGGGTTCATATATACCATATACACTAAATGGTCTCACTGTGGCAATAGGTTTGTTATATTCATTAGCATATCCTTGACACAATAATGTAGATGCTCCTTTAGTAGCTTCATACATTGTTCTAGGTTTTAAAAGTTCTTTTTCAGACATAGGTGTATCTGTTTTTCCATATTCTGAAGAAGAGCCAATATTAATAAATGCTTTATAATTTATATCTAATGTGTTTTCTAATAACCAATTAGTCATTAATACATTTGAAGAAAATGTTTTAGATGAATTCTTAATTTCAGCAGCACAATGTATAATATAATCAGGATTAAATGTTTTAATTTTTTCAGGTATAGTAATATCATACAACCATTCTCTTCCTATAGTCATTATTTCTTCTTTATTAAATTTTTCTAATAAAGATTTACCTATAAAACCTGTATGTCCTGTTATTAATAATCTCATTTTTCAGCCATTACCATAAAAGCATTATTTAAATCTACTTGAGATGTAAATATATTATTATATTTTTTATCTTCTAAATAATCTTTAAGAATTATTGGAGAGAAAATATTTAAATGTTTTCTGTTATTCCATGGTCTCCAATATTCTTGAGAATAATCAGGAAGATATAAAAATAATACTCCACCTATTTTTAATTTACTTGTCCAATAATCTAAAACATCAACCCAATTATATAAATGTTCTAAACAATGAGATGAAAAAATATAATCTAAATTATCATATGGAAAATTTAAAGCATCATATTCATTAATTGCTGGATCTACGGGGAGTGATCCTGGAAAGCTCCATTCTAATCTATTACATCCTATATCTACCCCTTCACCTACACATACATGTTTCGCATAAGGTATAGCGAATTGAGCTGCGTTTCCTTGTGATTGGAATATTGGATATTTGTTTTTTTTATATTCTATAATATTAATCATATTTTATATTGTGTTGTAAAAATTATTTTGTTTTTCTTGTCTTTCTATTGTTTTTGGATGGAGTAAACTTAATTCGTCCTCTGCTGGTATAACTCCAAATTTTTTATAACCTTCAATTACCTCATGAACTGCATTTCTCCATTTAACATCTGGAGTGTTTTTATAAATTCTAGTTTGGTAATCACTCCAATTAATTATTGGGAGATAATATTTTATTTTTTTCTTCATATAATAACTTATTTAATGTATTATTACCTATTTTTAATTTTTTCATAGCTTCTGTTTTACTATTATAAGTGATACCTTTTATAGTTACTCTAATAGCTCCTCCACCACCTGTTCTTTTTTTATATTGTTTTCTTTTATATTCTTCTATTTTTAAAGGTATAGGTAAAGTTTTATATCTCCAAATATAACCACCACTTGTAGGTTGGTTTCCTTTACATACAGCTGATATTCCATTATAATCTGTAAGGTTTAATTTTTCTAAAGCTTCAATTCCACTACCCCATTCTTTTATAAAATTTCCCTTTAAATCATATTGAAGGATTGGTTTATAATTAACTCTTTTCCAATCATATTTACCTCCTTTAGTTAAATTAACTCCTTCATTTATGGTATTGTAAAAATTAATATAATATTCTTCTTTTAAATCTAATTCTTCTAATGTACAATATTCTATTATTCTTCTATCAAATCTATTATCAAAATGATCATACCCAAATAAGGAAATAAATCTTTTTAAAATTTTACTTCCTGTTCTATAAGTTTTGTCTCTACCATTGGTTTTACCAACATATATAATTTTATTTTTTATTTTATCAAAAAAACAATAAATGTAAGGATTAATAAATTCACCAGATTTCATATTCAATAATAAATATCAGGAGATTTCATTTTCTTCAATAATTAGATTATATTTTTTTAATAAATTATATTCATCTAAATCTTGAGGATTATTTAAATCTAATTCTTTTTCTCCTATTTGAGATTCCAATTTACTAATACTCCAACCCCATTTTTGTATATGTTCCTGAGTGATACCACTTACGGTATTAATTCGAGGAACATAATACATTTCAATTTCTGGGTTATTTTCTAGTAAATTTGGTAATAAATCAAGTAATTCTGGAGATGGGATTTCATCTGCATCTATTTGGAATATAAAATCTCCTGAACAATGGTTTGCTAGTTCATTTTTATATGATGCAAAATCTTTATTTAAGGGATAAAACCAATGTTTTATTCCTCTACCAATAATTACACTCAATACATCATCAGCATAATTATCTTTATCAATTTGAATTACTATTTCGTAGTCAGGGTGTAAAGCCCTTTCTTGGAGGTAATCCAATAGGGCTTTTAACTCCTCAACTTCATTACATACAGTTATAGCTAAACTTATCATTATGGTAATACTCCTATATAGCTTAAACAATCCATAAATTCACGTTCAGGATATTCTTTTAGTGTAGTCATGTCCATTCTTCTTTCATAATATTCACCTTGTTTACCTGGGATTGGGTATTTTTCTTTTTCTTCTTCCTTAACAGGAACAGCTTTTACAGCTGCCCAATTCCATTGTTCTTTAGAAGAACCATTAGCAAATACCATTCCTTGAGTAGGAACATTTATTGTAGTTGGCATCCATATTTTTCCTTCTTCATCAGTGAAAAGTAAATCCTTATAAAGTTCAGGTAAAATTGAAAGTTGTTCTTCATAAAAAGCTTCACCTTCTTTCATTAATGAATTAGTTTGAAAACCACACGAAAAACAAAACTGAGTAGAGATATTTTCGTTGACTTCATCTACATAATTGGCATCTCCTCCACATCGAGGACATATTGTTAATTTATCAAAATTCATATTATTAAATGTAATTAATTATTTTTATATTTCCAAATATACCCCCCAGATGTTTTAGCTCTGTTTTTAAGGCATTCCGTTATTCCTTTAATTTTTAATTCTTTTTTAGCTTCTTGAGATGTAGGCCATTCTTTAATAAAATTTCCTTCCAAATCATACTGAAGGATAGGTTTACCTATTTTATATTTTTGTTCTGGGGTCCATGTTTTTCCTTTATTAGGGGATGTTCTTCCTTTAAGTTTAATACTTTGTTTTAATTTAGATTCTTCAGAATGTTTCATACCAATATGAATTTTAGATACCTTTTCTCCAAATCCTTCAGGTTTGGGTTTTGAATTAGCTTTACCTATTTTTTTATTTCTTTCTTCATTTTTTATTTTATCAAAAATAATTTTTAATTCTTCAGCTGTTTTATTTTCAAATGGGTTTTTTCCTCGTTTTCTAACATCAGCTAAATTATAAAATTTTTTATCATTTAAAGCATTAAAATAATCTATCCAGTATGTTTCTCTTTTTTCTAATTCAGTAATAGTAGAACATGTTTCTAAAATTTCTTTTTTAAAATTTTTTCTACCATATTTCTTAATAGCTTTTATAATTAGGCTACCACTTCCTAAATAGTTTGGATTATTTTTAGTATCCATTCCTATATATTTTTTACCATTAATAAGATTTGTTATCAAATATACTACCATATTTTTTATTATAAATATGTGCACGGTGCTGTAAAAATATTTTATTTTTACCCATTTTGGGATTCAACTCTACTTAATTTGGGGAGTTCGATACGTTTAAGAGAGGGAAGCGCTAAAGGAACTTGTTTTGGGAACTCAGGAACATATTTAGTAAGCAATTCATCTGTTTTTTCTTTCATTTTTTCCCAACTGAATTCATTTTTGGATTTAAATGCTTGACGTTTTGCCTTTTCAGTATAGTTTTTATAATTTTCAAATACATCCTTCAAATAAAAACCAATTTGTGCTGGATCAGGTGAAAACCATAATGAATCATTAATCAAAAATTGATTTCTTGTACTAGGATGAACAGGTGTTAAAGTACCACCAATCAAATTTGTAAACTCAATATTTAAAAAATCTACATGACCTGACCAATTAGTGGTAATTAATGGTTTTTTACTCAATGTAAATTCAAGTAATGGACGACCAAAACCCTCACCTTTAGTTAAACTAACCATTGCCTTAACTTTAGGGTTATTGTAAAGTTCATTCATTTCCTCATCTGTAAATTCACCATGAAGTAAATAAATGTTAGGAAGGTTTTTAGAATTTACTGTTTGTTTTATTTTTTTAATTTTATGAAGGATAGCTTCTCTATCCATGTATGAAGAACCTACTTGACTGGTTTTTAAAATCAATGCTGGTTTATTTTGTTTATTTTTAAATGTTTCGAGGAATGCTTTAACTAACAAACCTACATTTTTTCTATCTTCTCCCAAATCACCATCCATCCAGTGACCTACAAATAAGTAACAAAATTGTTCTTTGATAGAGTTTAAATCAATTGATTTAGTTTTATGTGATTCAATTACTTTATAAACATCTGTATCACAACCTTCAAATAAAACCTCAATTGGTTTTTCAAGTTTAATTATTCCTTCAGTAGCATTGGTTTGAGAATTTCTCTTTTCAAATGTTGACTCTTGAAATACTTTTTTAGAATGTTCTGATGATACTATAGTTAAATTCATTCTATTAACACCCTCAATCCATTCTGGTGGGCATACTGTACTTTCGATTCCAGCAGTGAAACCTATATTATATTTCCCTACAGGTTGAAATTCATTTGGTACTGTAATTTGAGCCCAAATTTCTGGTTGTTTAGGTAATTGATTGCTAGGTAACATTAAATTATTTAAAAATGACCATTCAGGATTATCATCACAAAACCCAAAAGGTGTATTTCCCCAACGTTGGGATAATAATTTAACATCATATTTGTTGGTAGAGATGATGGCTTTAATTAAATCACGACTACGTGCACCATATCCGCTAAACGTATCATATGGTGATGATATTACAAAAAGTGGTTTATTCATATATTTTATTTTTTCTATCAATGTAATTAAATTTTTTTATGTTTCCAAATATAACCATAAGCTGTTTTTTGTCTTCCATTAACACAAGCACCAACAAATCCATAGTCAGGGTGTTTTGATATTTCAGCAACACTTTCCCACTCTTTTACAAAATTACCATCTAAAGTATATTGTATAACTGATTTTGTTCTCCAGGGCATTTTTCTATCTTTTAAGGATGAAGATATTTTATCACCCCATGTTATTTCTCTTCCAGTATTAGATTTACTTATTTTTTGTTTCCATTCTTCAGTATACATAGAATGACCTATCATGGATTTGGATTTTTTGTCTCGTGTTTCTTTAGATTGTTTTTTTCCAGTTAACATTTGAGAATATTCAGTTTTTAATCTTTCATATACTCTTGAACCAATAACATATGTTTTTTCTTTAACTTTTTGTTTTCCTATAGCCATTAAAAATAAAGCATGTTTAAGTTTATTTTCATTAGGATGTATTTCACAAAGCAGCATATGACATAAAAAATGTTCCCTAGCTGTTAATTCTACAAGGTTATTTTTATCATTATTACCTCCTAGACATTTTGGAACAATGTGATGTTTTTCTTTGTAGCCTTCTAACATTCGGGTTTTGGCTTTTTCTATTATTTGGTTGTATATTTTTTGATAATCCATTTGACACTTATTTTATCATACATATGTATAAGTATCAAAAGGATTTATTCTTTAACTTTAATTTTTATTTTATCTTTTTCACCATCTGGTTTTGAGTATATAGCATATTGAGGTAATAAATCATATTCAATTCCCTTAAGCATTTTAACATATCTTTTACCAGTACCTGGTTTTAAATAGGCAATAGTCATATGTGGATGATAATCTGGGAAATTGGAAGTAAATGGATATTGTTGTAAATCAGCATTTGTTTCATGTAAATTATCTCCCTTAATATCAAATTTCAAAA